ACTACATTGGTCGCCTCAAGCCGGGAAGTACGCCCCCGTCTGTAGTCAGCGGACGGCAGTTGGTTGACCAAGGTGCAGCGGATGGGATGGCCCAGTTCCTGCATGTGAACGGTAGCAATACGGCGCAAGCACTTTCACTGGATGCAAGTGGTGGCACCATAATGGGGCAAACGGGATGGTTTGATACTTGGTCTACGAACTTTACTGGGATAACAGACAACTACATAAGTGATGCGTCCAAAATACACTATCCGATACAAGCGAATATCGGAACATCGGGCGATCAGATCATTACTTACGGTTTGCCAGCGCAAGCACAGGAGAAGGTCGCAGCGTTTGTGCTGTCGCAGCGACTGGCTGATAGTAGTTATGCAGCACGACAGCACGCGGCGGATGTGATTGAGGCTGCCGCTAAGGATCTTGATGATTTGCTGACATCCCTTTCGCCCACTGGTGAAATACGATATTTCAATCAGGATATTGCTGGGCGGGATCAGGCGATGGACTTTATGACGCGCCTGTCTGAATACGATGTGAACACTTTCGATCATCTCGTGGACTTATGGAGTACGAGTGGGGAAGCACAGTTTGAGATTGCTGCGGATGTTTTCGCTTTCGTGAAGAACTTTCAACATTGGGATATCCCGGCCATCAACGATATGAATCTGAGAAACAAGATCGGCTTCTTGGATTTCCTTACCGACACGAAGTTTGTGGTTGCCAAAAAGCAGGGAGGTTCGACCTCTCCTGTGCTCGGGACCAAAACAGGTAAGGGCGGCTATCTTGGCGCCACAGGCTCACGTACTGGTCCTGTTTGGACGAGGCAACTGCCGGACGATGAAATGGAAAGGCTTGCTGCCGAATATTTGGCAACCTTTGATGAAGGGTTGACAGGCGTGGAACAGTGGAAAGCCTTTGCGAAGGGTCCGGGTGGAAACGGGACTTGGGGGGGGCATGTCACTCAGGCGCAGATGGACAACCGGCCTTGGGGGCACTTCGCCTTCCTGAACCAACTTGACCCACACCTGACGCAGCAGACTGGTGGTATAAAAGACCAGATCATGGACGCGTTGATGGCTGTGGAAAAGGTCTATGTGGGTAAAGGCAACTACAACTCGGGCTTCTTAGGCGGGCAACTAGGGAGCGTGGAGCAGGCAGGTGCACCTATAGCCAAGAACATTGACGATATTGTCGAACTGATACGTACACATTGGAGGACAAGCGGCCAAACCAGCAGGTTCGATGAGAAGTGGGTTAGAAAATCGATGATCTCAATGCTGGAGGATCGCCGCATAACGGCTAAGTCTTATGACGTTTATAGACGGTCGCTTACAGCGGACGGTTACAACATGGGGATGTGGTACAACACAGCAGACACCGGCATCGCAACAGAGCGGAGCGGGAAGGGTTTCACTAATGCTTTCATGGCGAACCCACATGCAATCAAAGCGATGCCGCGTGCCTCTGTAAGCGGCAAACTACGGGTAGGGAGCAACGTGGTTCCTGATTCGATGCTTGCTCCTGATGGGGGCGGGTTTGTCAGTTCTGGATCAAAAGACATTGCTCCGGGTGGTGTTTTGGATGCGCAAAAGTTCATGGATGAGTATGAGCGTGCGGTCATGGAAGGTGGCATTTCTGGTCCTCAGTTGTCTGCGGAAGATCCGATACGGATGGCTTTGGACGCGAAGATAGAGATGGCTGCCCTTGGTGAACAGTTATTTTGGCGGCGTGCTGACACGATGGGGCACGATCTGAAGCAACTCGCTAAAGCGAAGGAAGAGGCAGGCGAGTATGTGGGTAATGTCACTTTGTCGAAGACGGAACGCGCCCAAATGGGGGCGTTGAAGAAGTCTGTTGATAAGCGGCTGCAACTGATAGAAACCGCTGAGACTACTCTCACCCGGTTGGGGACTGTCGATCAGTACGGGCGAGCAATCCCGTTGGAGAGCCTTCCTGACGAGGTGCGCAACCTCAGGTTTGCTGTGGATGCGTTAGAGGATGCTGATGCGCGAGGGTTCTCTGAGGCTATGAGCGAGTTGGAGGCGGGTGCTGACGCTGCCAAGTGGCTGCGTCAGGTGGGTGAGTATGGTGACGACACGATCTATTTCCCTTTGAACAAGAAGTTCTTTGGTGAACGATTTGAGGAACTTGATGAAGCATTCCAGCAAGGGTTCTCTGCGTTTGGGGTGAAGAGTCAGGGGCCGTCAGAAATAGTTGAGTCGATGGTTAGTGTTGACAAGTTCTATGCGGAGGGCGGGTTCGCTACGTTCCTGAAGCATTACGACAAGGTTTACAATCTACTCAAGGGCTACATGATTATGAAGCCCGGATTCCACATGCGTAACTATTTTTCTGCTGTCTTTATGAACTATCTGGATGGCGTGAAGACGACCAGTTATCGCCGGTTCCAGAACGCATACTGGACCAACGAGTACGACAAGGCTGTCACTCAGGGGTTGACGAAGCGCGCAGAGAACATGAAGAAGGCAATGAAGTTGCGTGGTGTGCGGGCGGTGTCCGCTGAAGACATGGACATTATCCGCAGGTTGGATGCGGAAGGTTTGATCGGTGGCGCTCAGGGTCAGATCGGTACGGAACAGGTGATGGGTGAGGGCCGCGCGGGTGGCACGCTGGCGAAGGCATTGGAGGCGATCAACCCCATTAGCAGCCGCAACGCTCCGTTGCGTCTGTCTAGGAGCGCAGGTGTGGGCACGGAAACCTACGTACGCGGTGTTATGGCGTTTGATTCGCTGGCGCGTGGGGACTTGGCTAGTGAGGCGTTTGAGCGAGTAATGAAGTTCCACTTCGATTACTCTGATCTGTCACGGTTTGAGGCGCAGGGTGTCAAGAGGGTGGTGCCGTTCTATACGTGGACGCGGAAGAATCTGCCGTTGATGATTGAACAGGTTGGTAAGCGTCCGGGCGTGTTCAATCAGTACAACATTATGAAGGCGAACATAGAGAACATGTCTGAGGGGATGGAAGGGGCGGATGCGCCTATTCCTTCGTGGATGGTTCGGCAGGCCGGGATCCGGCTGCCGTTCAAGTACGAGGGCGAGTTCATGCATGTGCTGCCAGACTTGCCGTTCAAGACACCGTTGGAAATGTTGGGTCCGATGATGGAACCGGGTGATTCTCCTGCGGACAGGATTCAAGCAGCGTTGGGTGTGTTGACGACACAGTTGACACCGTTCGTGAAGACACCGATTGAGTGGACGACCCGGCGCAACATGTGGAAGGGCTACAACTTTGATGGGCGCATGGGTCAGGTTCCGACCGTGTACGCGAAAGTTCCGTTGCTGATGCCTTTGTTGCAGCAGATGGACATGGCGCACAAGAATGAGGCGGGTATCTGGTTGATGCGCGATTACGACCTGCATTCGATGGCTTCATTGTTGCCGACGTTCGCTGATGCGCGAAGGTTGTTCCCTTCGGAAGAGCGGTATCAGCAGCGCATTCTGTCTACATGGATGTCGTTTGTGTTCGGTCTTGGTCTTCGTACGAACACTAAGGATGAGCAGCGACGCACGATGCAGTCGGCTGAATATGAGTTGCGAGCGGAGCGGGCGGAACAGCGTCGTCGGTTGCGTGTCGGTCTAAAGCCGTAGGGACAGAGTACCCTTAGGGTATGCAGTACGTTCCTCGCTCCGAATGGGGTGCGATAGACACAGGGAAGCGCCTGAAGGACTTCTGGCGTCCGATGCAGGGGATTGTCGTCCATCACACCACGGGGCCGTCACACGGCCCGTGGGAGCGTGTGAGAGGACATGACAGGTACCATGTGCATACCAAGGGATGGGATTCCATCGCGTACAACTGGCTTGTGTCTGGTGAAACGGGCGAAATCTTTGAAGGGCGCGGGTGGAAGCGTGGTGCCGCCACTCGCGGTTGGAACTCTAAGACAATCTCCGTTGCATACATCGGAGATTCCGATGATGGGCTAACGGAACGCGGTAAAGATAGTATCTTGACCGCCGTCGGGGCAGCACGCGGGCGTTATGGTGACCACTTGTGGATCAAGTGTCACAAAGACTTTTCGCAAACTACTTGCCCCGGCGAAACTCTGACCGAATGGGTGCATTCTGGCATGAATGCCGAACAGCCCCATACTAATACGATTATCGACTGGGCAGCGATCCTTCGATACGTTACGGAGGCAGGTTTGACTTACGTAATAGATCGACCTATCAAGCGAGGCTCTACAGGAAAGTGGGTTTCGATTACGCAACAGAGACTGAATGACCGCACTAACGCAGGTTTGAAAGTCGATGGTATTTACGGTAAGAAGTCTGTAGCCGCGTGCAAGCGGTTCCAGACACAGTTCGCTATGGAAGTCAACGGGATCGTTGACGTAGACACATGGAAGGTATTGTGGGTAGTATGAGAGATATGATTGAACGAGCGGGATGGACCTTCGTACAGGCTTTCTTGGCTGTATTCGTGATCGGGGATCAGGGCACTCTAAAGGTGGCTCTGATCGGCGCTGTTGCTGCCGCTCTGTCGGTGGTAAAGACTTACGCGGTGGAGCGTAAGGGCTGATGAGTGAGGCCGAAGAGCCTGATGCGTTCGCTGAGTTTCAGAGCGAATATGGTTATTTGGCAACAGAAATCTACGAGGATTTGAAAAAGACCTCGCACCAGTTGGACATCGCGGATCAGACTCACGCCAAATGGCATGAATCTGATCTGGGTGTTCTGCTGGTGTTGCCGTACGAACACGTAATGGCATTTGCGCACGAGAATCTTTCAAACGATTTCGACAATAGCCCATTACATCAGTACGTATTCGCAACAATGAGTACATTGATTATGAACTCATTTGAGGCTATGGAAGATGGTTACCCGGACAAGTAGTCCTGTATTACGGGATCATCTGCGAGAGCATCTCTGAGTTTAGCCAATACTTTATCACGATAACGTGCGACAGTTGTTTTGGGAATCCCAATACTACGTTCGATTTGGCGCAAACTTAGACGCTCAAATAAGAGCGCATTCAATAGCCACGCCTCTTCTGCGCTAAGGATACTTAGCGAATCTAGGACTGTCTCCTGTAACGCCATGCGTTCCTCTTGGGAACGCTTGGGTTCGTTCGGTCCTGATTCCTGAAGGGCAATCAGTTCCGTTTCGGGAAGGCCATCGGAGTTGCTCCACCGTGGCTCTTCCGTGGGATCAAATGGAAACTCTCTCTTCATCTATCCCAGTATACGTCATCGGAGGGTTCAAGTAGTCTTCTGCGATGACACGCGTACCTTCGCTGTCATAACCGGAAGGCTCACCCTTCTCCCACGCTTCATCGTGGTCGATCCATCCAAGGATCTCCACGGCACGAAACTCTGGCACTACGGGCCTGACCACAAATAGGGTCAAACCTTTTTCCAGTTGCTTGCGACGCACAGCAGCACTACTACTCGTACGTACGCGTCTAACTTCGATATTGTGTCCTACGTCCGCCATGCCTTTGAACTCTTCGTGACGATTGCCGGGCCATACATGTCCGCCCCAATACTGGTTGACGAGTTTAGCGACAGCCAACTCACCGGCACAAGCGGCGGCTTGTGCCGTGCGGTCATCTTCCATGCGTTTCTTGTCGTAGTAGGCGGCATCAGCCTTATCCCAGTTCTCAATGTAACGACGAGCGCCTACATGCAGCGCCCATTCGTACTCCCACGGATGCAGTTCTACAAGAATCATTCCTTGACTGCTTTCAGTTGGACAACAAGCCGGTCGTTTGGGATAATACCCGCACGTTGACACCCATCCAGACAGAGTTTGATGTAGTTGTCCAGATCACCACGCAACGGGGTCTGCCATTCTTCCAAGGAGCGTACAGTGACATACGTTGCTTCCTCGCAGAACGTCATCTCCACCGCCACCGGTCCCTCAAAGACCGGCGGGTTATCATCAACCGCTTGAGCGTATGATTTCTCTGCTTCAACGGTTTCCTGCGGAGTGTAAACGCGACCTTTGCGCGACATGCGGGGACGACCCTTGGGCCGTGGCCTTCCGGGGACGACGAACGAGAACTCATCTGGTGGCTTTGCGTTCGGCGTCGGTGACGAGTCTGTCGATTTGCCTTTCGCAGTCTTGCCTGCCTGTGAACTTCGGCCCGTCGTCATACCAACTCCCTAGTCGTGAGTCTAAGTCTTTAGTCCACGATAGAACATCGACACGAGTATAGCCGGTTTCAAACATCGCACGGGCGAATCGGTTTAGGAAACCGTGACGACCTTTGCCTGCACCGTGTCCGCCCTTGTAGTACGGGACGGGACCGTTGTTGAACATTTCCGACGGCAGTCCACGCAAGCGTGTGCCGTCTACGGTCATCAACGGTTCCTTGCTGTAGTCCCGCCTCGGGGGAAGGTCCATCACCACCGGTACCGGATCCTTGTACAAGGCTGCTGCACGCTCCAAGGTTGCTGTAGGCGTTTTGTCTGCTTCTGCAAAGTGGAGGAACTCATCTACAGAAGGAATCGGCCCGCAATGATCAACTATTTCTTGCCTGTCTTTGGGTCGTTTCCCACCATACGGCAATCGCATGTAGTTGCCGGGAGGCCCAGCCAGAGAATCCTGCTTCGGATACACCGCATCATATTCGGCTTCTGCCAGATCCAGAGCAGCGTGCATGGCACGACGGATTACTGAAGCACGAACCCATTCCTCGCAGAAGATCCACAGGTGATAGCCCTTGCTGCGTGACCTTTCAGGCCACGCTTTGATATCCATTGCTTGCAGGATCGTCTGAGTGTTGCGGGCAATAACAAGGGAGTCGTCGCCTTCGTCTATGTCGATGGACCCCCACCTGCACATCCACAGGTCGGGGTCCATCTCCACGTAATAACGGTTACTCTCAGAGGATTCTGTCCACGAATCGGGACCACCTCGCGTGAACAGTGGATCGTAGACCATTGGGTAAATCCCAATCATCTCTTCACCTAGCAGGTGCTCATGCCACATCGTGTCAACGTCTGCCCATCGGCAGCCGCCTTCATCCGTGCCATAGGCAAGTGGAAAACCAAGGAACAGGTTGCGAAACGAGATGATCGTATCCTCATTCATCTATCTGCATCTGTTCCCAAACGATGCCGGGTTCCAGCAAACGTCCGCTCTTGTCGATGGTCAGGTTTGTCTCCGCTTTCTCACCATCACCTGATTTGTTCTTCCACAAGCCCGCACTTATTTCGTCTTCATAGTGCTTGCGCTCGTCTTCATCCATGCTGGTGTCATCCCACCTACGCCACGTTTCGATCAGGAAGTGGCTTTCGCTGGTAGAAGCATACCGTCCGGCTTCAATCCCACCGGCACGGCCACGGTTCCCTGAACCCCGGCCTGACTGATGCAGGATTACACCTATGACACGCCAGTCGGACACCAACTGCTTGAATGATTCTATCTTAGCCTGCACGCTGGCTGCGTCGCCAGCGCCACCGCCACGGATCAACTCCAAGTAGTCGTACACCAGCACCTCAGGGCGCTGTCCATCCCAGAGTTCCACCGAAGCAATACGCATAGCCTTGTCGATGTCATCCACAGACATGCCAGTGGACTCAAAGTGCAGGTTGGTTTCATCACGCATCAGTTGTTCAACACGTTCCCAAGCCCGTGGATCCTCACGAATGAGTCGTGCAATCCAATCCTTCTGGTCAATCTCCATGCGTATGGCTGCGTACCGACCCCAGAACATGGTTTCGGTTTCATCCGGGCTAACCCACAAGGTCCGATGTTTACGGTTGCGGGCCACCATGTTCAACGCCAGCAGGGTCTTGCCTGTATGCGATCTACCGATGATCGTCACAAGTTGTCCAGCGCGAGCGCCGCCCAACGTGGCTTCATCGAAGACTCGCACCCCGAATGACCATTCGCTACCTGAGCGCAGGTCGTGGCGCATACGCCGGACCTGTTCCTTCTTAGGTGTGAACAGTCTTTGCAGGTCCGCTGGTGAGATTCCCTCTATTTGTGCTGGAGGCTCCGAGGGGGGAGGGGCCGGAGCAGGAATAGATCCCGCTCCGGCCACGCGCCTTAGTGCTTCCTCCAGACTGAGTTCCTCAGGCACTTACCTGACTCAACCAGTTGTGAGGATCTATCGGGTCGGGCCTGTCGCCCCATCCGAAGCCAGCCTTGAGTTTCACCAACGCAGCGAAGTACCCGCTCTTGTTGGCAAGAGGATGATTACCATCTCCTGTCCCTAGGAAGGGGATCCCGTCATTGCCTATGGATGTGGCCTTCTTGACTTTGAAGTCTCCAAGCCCGCACTTGCCATTCTTTGTAATCGGGATTGCTTGCCCCTGTAGGGATTCAGCCCAATAGTTGTCTGGGAAGTTTCGCTTACCGTCAGCAAACAACTTGCGGATGGCCTGATTACACAGGAACATCGACTGCTGACTGGCAAACTGCACTCCAGCAACACGTTCGGCATTCCAGATAGCCAATATCTGTACGTATTCTTCATCGTCTACGTACTTTGAAGTCATTCCATCCGTACGGCCAGCGAAGCCACCCGGCGTTGTTGCTGCCGTTGTCGCTCCGGGGAACGCATTCTGAACGGTGGCAACCGCAGCGGTCACATCCTGACCGGGTGCTACCACAATCGGAGCGCCTTGACCCTCTGCGGGATTCAAGATGCTCACGCCTACAAGGCTATCCTTGAGGTGAGGCAACTCTTTAGCGAGAGCGCGTGCGTTCTCTATTGCCATTGTGACGGCTACACCGTCGGGTTCGTTGCCAATCTCTGCAACAGCGAGTTCAACCGCTGCTTTGAGAATGACCTGTGCTTCTATACTTGCCCGCTCATGCGGACTCATTGGCGTCCAAGCCATACTAAGTGCCTCCTATTGTTGCACCTTTGCACCGTGCGAAGTTTTCGCACCATTTTGCGGAACACCACCAACCGTTGTCACCCAGCGGGTATGAACCCGTTTGAGTTTCCAACAGTCGGCAGAGTGCCGACACCTTCTGACGTAGCCAGTCGTAATGCTCCTGCCCACGCTCAAGATCCATACGGCCTACACCTTTGGGATGCATGACCGCGTATGAGAAGTTGGGGATACCCAATGCGTAGCAGTAAGCGATGGATTGAACATCCCATCGCTCAAACTGCCATTTCTCACGGGTGTAATCCCTGCCGGGGAACTTCCAATCCCATAGCCGGTCTGCTTCGACTAGATCAACCGTGCCTGTCAACCGAACTATTCTCTGATCGTCTTCAAGCAGTGGAACGTCAAATGTGTGTTCAGTCTGTAACGGTTGCAGTAGGGGAAACACTTCGTTGTACCAGTTGGTGACCTTGCTTACGCCAGCCGCACGGGCACTCTCAGGATTGTAAGAGTTCCACACTTGAATGCTGTCAACGGTTTGTTCCCACTCATAATCAAACGTATCCAAGGCTGCCTGTAGATCCATAGGTGCCTCAGCATGGCCTTCGTTTACGTCAATGAGTGAGTTGCAAACGTCTTCCGCAATCGTATGACATACCGTGCCTAGCGACGAAGCATCCTTTATGGATTCGCTTACAAGGCCAAAAACGTCATTGCGCCAACGCTCCAGACACATGTCTGAGGTCTTGACGGATGATTGGCGAACCCACGTATGGACCCACCTACCATCTGCTGCTTTGTGTAACGGGTACTTCTGTTGCATGAGTCTCCCTTCCTGTACTTAGTATCGCCCCTCCCCTTTAGGGGGGAGGGGCGTGTACTGAGTACCCTTAGCCTACTCTTCGCTCTCGTCGGATTCCGACACCTGCTCGTTACAGTCGGATGTTTCTTGTGACGGATCCGTGTCTTTTGTTGCGGTTAGGTTACGGAGGCGTAACAGTTCTTCACGAGTGAACGTGGTGTCATACCCCGCTGGCGTTAGACCCATCTTCCCCACCACCCTGCAACATCTGCAACACGGGACGCTTCTGTTTGAGGGATGGATGTTGGGATGGCGCTCTGGGCCAGAGCCTGTCCAGCACATACCAAACCTCAGTCAACGCATTCATTCTCTTATGTGTGATGCTGGGGTCGCATCTTTCTGACCAGTTGTTGTAACACTCGTCTTTGAAGTTGTTGTACGTGACATCCGCCAGTATGAGTTTCATCCAAAGGCTTATCAGTTCGTGTGGAACACTCATCCTCCACTCGTAATCCGTGCCAGCATCCTGTAAGCGTTCACCTATCCAGAACTTGCCTTGACACATGATGCCATCATTGGGGCCAGTCTTCACATACACGCTCTCGTCATTGCTCTTAGCGGAGTCGATGATACGATTCCGCATTCTGATGAGGGAATCTTCGTCACGAGAACGAACGCATAAATGATCCGGCCCCTCTACCGCTTTGTCTACAATCGAATATATACCGTCTAGGGTGGTAAGCCACATAAGCACCTCCTGTGCATGGGGGGCATGTGGGACGGGAACCCGGAGGGGGGATTCTGAATCCCCGCCCCACATGCGAATGGTTAGATTAGAAAGGCTCCGATTCCACCGTTGGGAAGGGTTCCATCGTCGGTCCATGAGCCTTGAAGGTCAAGATGCGAGGACAGGTACCTGCCGTGTAATGGTTGAATGCCTTGATGTACATGGCGGTTGTCAGTCGGGCATCTTTCGTCCAACTAAACGTCCGCTTGGTGCTGTCTTTCATGGCCTGAATCCTAAGCATCCACGCAGGGTTGCCTTCGGTTTGTGAAGGATCACAAATCTGGTCCATGAACTCGTCTGCCTGATTCCAGCCACCACCGTTTGTGCAAATCGCATGGGCGGCACCAATCCCTGCTGCCGACATGGGTGCACAGGTACGAACCCGGTGCGCTCCACGAGCGGCAGACTCCAACACGTTTTGGTTGGCAAGGATGTAATCGACAAGGCGCTTGTTGGGCATCGACTTCACATACTCAGTGTTCACATTCGTATCCTGAGTATGGCCGTAAGCCATTACACGCCTTGCGATTGCTGGCAGATTCTTGACATGATGGATCTGGCGGTGGTTGTCCGGGTCGTCAGAGATGATTGTGAGAATATCCACAATCGAACGCTTACGTCCCATGTCAACAGCCATGATGGTCTGCTCCAACGGCACACCATCCATAACCGTAAACTCTTGCACCGTTTCGCTTTCCACAATCGCAGAAAGCCGATGCTGCCCATCGGAAAGCCGACCCCGCTCATCCAAACGGATTGGATCCCCAATGTTGTGCCAGTCACCATCCAACATTGCAACCGCATACTTCAACACCAGCATGCTACTGATGCTTCGGTTAGGCGCTGCCTTGTCAAGCAACATTTGAGCCTCTCTAGGCCCAATAAACTCTACCGAAGTGGTAGTCGGGGCACGAGTCCCGGTACGTGCATCATTACTCATGCTTTCCTCCTGCATGGGTTGAGAAAGGTGTGCGTTGTTGACGCAGACGCACCCCTGCGGGGCAGCCGGAGGCTGGGAGGTTTCAAGAAACCCCCGACCGCCGGAACTACCCCATCCTAGATGCTAGAACGGTTCCTCTGCACCCACGGTAGTGAGGTCCATCAGGTACCTCTGTGCCGCATCCGCAATGGGGGTCTTGCCATCAAGCGCCTTTACAAGCGCCCGCTCTCTGGCTGCCTCCGTGCTCTTGCCGTTCGTGTTGATCTGATGCTGTTCAGCACCCTGCATGGCGTTGTATGCGCCCCACATGGTTGGGTGATCTTCGGCCTCGTCACGCCACGCCTTCAGACAAGCACCACGCTTAGAGTAGATAGCCAACTC